CTTCTATTATTTGGAAGAGGTACTACTGCTTCTTTACCATGTAGTACTGCTCCGTAACCTGAATTTGGTCCATCTGAAACACCTCCACCTGCAAAAGACTTATAGCCTCCGCTCATTATTCCACCGTCTCTACCTACAGGTACTTTTCCTGTAAAGAATTTTCCTATAGTGCCTAATAGTTTTCCACCGCCTTGGTCTATAGCCATTTTTGCTCTTTCATAGGCAACAATCATTAATTGAATCTGAGCAACTTTTGCCATTATTTTTGCTGTCTTTTGTTCTTCTCCTGTTAAAGATCCCATCATGCCTATAACACCAGAGAATTGATTTAAGTTTTTACTGAATTCGTCTCTTCGCTCTTTTCCGTCATCTTTATAAGGAACAGTTCCATCACTATTTTCTCCTCCACCTGTTTTGTTTGGCTCTTCTGGTTGTTTAAATTCTACTTTACCTGTTGCTGGGTTTATACCCATTTTTCCATCTCCCAAATTATTCCATAGTTCTTCTAGCTGACTAGTTTCTTTTTCAGTAGAAACATTTGCTAAATTTGTTTTGGTTTTTTCAAAGGCTTCAACTTTACCTTTGCTTCCTTCTATAGCAGTAGTAAGAGAAGCACTGGTGTCCTCTGCTTTCATAAACTCTTCTGCTCTCGCAGGCACTTCGCTTAGTAATTTATTTAAATAGTCACCAGTAAAGCTTTCTTTATCCCCTTCATACATTAAGTTATCAATTAATCGATCAATATTCTTTAAGTGCTTATCTCCACTTTGTTTACCCATATTGGCATGTTCCAAACCTGGGGGAAGGAAACTATATGTTTCTCCTGCATAGTTTTTTTCATGACTTGAAATTTTCTTAATTTCCTCAAAAGTCATGAAAACCATTGAACCATCTGGCCTCTGAAGTATTTGTCCTCTTTTTGACATATCTCCATCTTTGCCTTCTAACGATTTTTTTAAGTTTATAAGATGTTCTGCTTGTTTTCTTGCACCTGCTCCCATATTACCTAAGGTATCAGTCTGCATAAATTTTGCAAATGCTTTGGGATCTTCTGCCAAAGTTTTTACTTCGCTTTCACTATCCAACGAACCTATTGTTTCCATTTTCGTTCTATGTGATTCCAAATCTCCTTTTAATCTTAATCCTCTTTGTTTCTCTACTGCAATTTCGCCTTCTAAGATTTCTCTTTGAATAGTTCTTAAATTATTTTCTATTGCTGTTCCTGCGTCTTTAATCTCTAGTCCATGTGAGAATCCGCTTAATAAAATATTTTTCTTTATTATTTCTCCATGTCTTGTTGCAGCATCTTGTAATTCTTCTGCTTCTGTTTTACCTGTAGGCAATATTTGTCCTATTGTATCTTCTAATAGTTGTTCTGAAAGAAATCCTCCAAGAGCGTCAGTTATTGTGGTTGTGAAAGATTTACCTATATTATCAAACATACTAGAGTCTCCTCTCATGCCTGCTCCTATAGCTTTTCCAAGATTTGTTTCTAAGTCTTTATATACTGTATGATAAGTTTCAAACATTAAGCTTGATCTTTTTTCTTCTAAGTCAAGAGCCATTTTTGAACCTTGAATTATTTGATACTGGGCGTCTATTTGTTGTCTTAAATTTTTGAGTTTTTTATCATCTGTCTCTGTCATTATTTGAAGATTTAACTCATCTAGTTTAAGCATGTCTCCTTGAAGTTTATATCTTTTTTCTTCTACTTTTAGTGTTTTATTTAAAGTAGTCATTCCCGCTAAGTCTCCAAACATTGATAGTGTTTTACCTGCTGCGATCTTCTTCTGTAGCTCTACAGCTTGTGTTTGGAAGAAAGTATATAATTTTAATTTAGCAGTCTCACGATCTAAGTGGGCTTGATACTGACTTTGTGTTTTTATTAGCTCTTTATATTGTTGAATATTAGATTCAAACAAATTTAACATATCTTGAAAAGGAACTTTAGGTAAAGATTGGGATATTCTATTTTGCTGTTTTACCATTTCTTTAGCATTGTTATTCAAAGCTTTAATAGCAGCACCTTCAGCACCTATCGCATCTTTTAGTTTAAGCATCTCTATAGTTAATGCAGGAGTTAATTTACCAGTTTTCATTATTTGCTCGTTCAACTCTGCAAACCTACTATCTAATTTTGAAAGAGTATTAATTGTAGTTGCAAACTCACCTTCTAATTCATTAAACTTCTCAGAATTAATATCTGATATTCTTCCTAGATATAATAAGTCTCCTGTTATTTTTCCGAAGTCAACACTTTGTACTGCTTCAAAAGTATGTAATAAACTTTGCTCTCCACTACCTATTAATCCGTCTGCCCTTACTTGAGACATTTTTAATAATTCTTCATTTAAAGTTTTTATAGATTCTCTACTGGCATCTACTCTTTCATTGAAGTTTTCTAGTATTTTATTAGCGTCTTTATTAAGGTATTGCATTAAAGCTTTAAAGCCCATAAATACCATACCAATAATAGCAACATATCCCAACATTCCTGATAAAAACATTCCTACTTTACTTGCTGCTGCACTTACTGTTGCTAACATGCCTTTTACTGCATTAGAAGCTGCCATCCATTTTAATCTAAAGTCGGTAGTAACTTTTGATGTTCCTACCGCAACCTTTGTGGTAAAACCTTGATAGTCATGAGTCATTTGATTAAGAATTTTTTTATAGTAAATTCTTTTCTTATTACTCATGTCTTTAAACATTCCAACTTCTCTTGAGTGTTGTGAATGTAAATTAGAAATTTGTGCTTTACTTAATTTTTTGCCATCAGCCAAAGCTTTACCAATCTTTCCACCTTGTCCTAATCTATCAGATCCTATCTTACTTGCAAATTTACGCTGAGAAGGACTTAAGTTCTTTAATTGCTGCATCTTGGTTGCTAATTCAGTTTCTTTAGCTTTTAATCTTTCTATTTCAGCTATCCTAGCTTCAGCTGCGTCTGCTTGACGTATTCGTAATTCGTTTGTACTAGGGATTAGACTTTTAAGGATAGAAGATGCAAATAACCCCATTGCAATTGCTGCATTGGTTGTATTACCTGCAATAAATTTAGCCATTGGTTCTGCGATAGCAGCAATAGCTGGTCTAACAGTATTGAGTAGTTCATCGAAAGCGATACCTACCTGTGCTAAAGCATTCGCAGTAGGATCCATGATTTCATTAATCTTTCCAAACTTTTCTTCTGCTTGTCCAAGTACTTCGTTTACAACTGCTTGTGATTTTTGATATATTGAAAGCTGGTTTTTATTTAGACCTAGTGCGGCTGCATATTTTGTCGATGCCTCTTCTAGTCTTAATATAATACCTAATTCGTCCAATAGTTCTGGTTCCGCTTTAGTAACACCTCTTACTAATCTGTTGAATGAGTCTGTTACATCTCTACCGAGTGCAACTGAAACTGTAAATGCGGCTTCTGATAGTTCTCTTAATTGTCCTGAAGAAAGTCCTGCTGCTCTACCAATGGCTGCGGCTTGTGAAGCTTCTGAGAAACTAATCATTCCTCGAGTAGCTGCCTGAATATCTTTTGATAAGGACTGGTACGCGATACCTGTTGCAGCAGCAAAAGCTACTTGTCCTTCTCTTAATACACGAAAGTCTGCCGCACCTTTTAGGAATCTAAAGGCTGCGTCAAGGGCAAATAAGTTAGCGGCTAAAGTAGCGTAGGCAGGAACAAGTCCCCCTGTGATACCTTGGGACATTTTAGAAAAGTTTTTGGTTGTATTAGAAGATGCCTGTGCAGCACCTTTTAGAGAACGGTCGGCTGATTGTGCCGATTTTCTAGTCTTTCTAAGACTCTTCCCTACTCCATCTATTTCCTTTGAAGTCTTTTTAAGATTCTTAGTCTTTGAATCGATTTCAACGGTATGTTTAATTTTAGCCATTATTTACCTTTATCTGCTTCTCGCTTTTGCTTTTGCTGACAAATCAGCTTGCTTCTGTGAGTCTTTGACTCGTTTATTTATAGAGTTTGAGTTCTCATTTTCTATATGAGCTAAAAAGTAGATTGCTGTGCGTTTGTCCTCGATATCGAAGGTGTCTAAGTAAGTACCTATAGGAGCAAAATCTTTGCCCATATACATACCACTTGCCCCGTCCCACTTATCAGTTAATATGCTATGTAGCATAAATGATTGTTGGACCTCTAAGGGATAATCTCTCATCTCAGGAGGCATTCTATCGGGATCAGGATCTTGATTCAGTTGCTCGCAGACTGCAAGGTATTTGTCTAAATCAATATCCTCAGAAAACTGTTTCTTTATCATCCCAAGTATTAAACTTACTTGGTCTTGGTAAAATTTTCCAGGTCTCCGACAGTTTCACTTACCCACTCATCGAAATCACTAGAGTTTTTCATAAGTAACTCTGCATTTTCGTTGTTCCATACTAAAAAGTCTTCTGGGTTTACTTCGCTAATATCTACTAATAGAAGCTCTTCTAAGTATTTATATTTTAAGCCTGACCAGCCTTTTATGATTGCTTTGCAGTATTCAGTTAAGAATTTATCATTATCTAGCTGTTCTTCGTATGCCCTTGTCTTTTTATTGAACTTTTGTGATACACTTTTATTTCTAAGTTTTAGCAATTCTTCTCTTGCTAAATAAGTGAGTTTTACTGTAAATCCTTCCATACCTGGAAAGTCTACTCCTACTGTCTTGCTTGGAGTTAACAAACTCTTAAGCGATACTACTGGTGTTTTATTTTCTGTTGTCATTTGTTTATTCCTATTAAAAAAATGTATGGGGAAATGACTCCCCATACACTCAGTTTATTATTAAGCTCCTACGTAAGTAACTGATACTTCGTTGGTAGCGTCCGCTGCTGTTGCTGATGATAAGTCTGTTGATAAACCATGGAAGGCTACATCTACAGATATTACATCTGATAAATCATGGGCAGGTAACTCTAAGTGAGCTTTTGGCAATGTTACTGCAACTCGAGGAGTATTACTACCGCCACCGATATTGAATGTCATTGCAAAAGCGTTAGTGATTACGCCTCTTGATTCTTGAAGTTTCTCAAATAAGTCTAAAGACCCATTTGCCACATCATTTAGATAACAAGTGAAATTACCTGAAACTGATCTTGTACCTGTAACATGCCCTAAAGGTAAGTTTACTTGTCCGATTGTTTCTGGTGTTAAGTAAGTATTGTTATTCTCTACAGTAATGTTTCCACCTGTTAGAGTAACTGCAAAGGTTACGTCTGAACTACCTAAAGATCCGACTGCGCCTGCTACTTCACTTGCATCATAGACTAGTGATAAGTCTGTTAATTTTTGTCTAATAAAGTTAGAAGTAGTATCTACTCCTTCTCTAATTAAACCTTTTGCTGTAGCTCCTGAAGCTTCAGTATTTAAAGAAGCCGCTTCTTCGATTGTTTTGCCGTTTCCAGACCAACCGATTTGTGCGATTCCTTCAATATCAAAGTCAATTGAAGCCGAGCCTACTGAACAATCTGCTAATTTGTAAATTGTTACTCCGTCAGTACCTGTAGTATATAGTGCGCTAGTTGCATCTTTTGCTGCTCCTAGAACAAAGTACATATTGAAAGATCCAACTTGTACATTGTTTGAGTTTGCAAAATTAAAGATTTGACTATTTGTTCCACCGAAAGCGTCTCCGCCGCAAGCTTTATCATAGTCTGTCGCTCCCATAGCTGCCCATAAAGGGCCTTCTACTGCAAAATGTTTTGCTGCATCGGCATGGTCGCCTGATACATATTTTGCGTTACTACCTGACTTTGTAGGTCTCATGTAAGTGTTAAAACTCCACTCTGCTGGTGCAAAAGAGTCGGTGAACATTGCTCTACCTCTCTTACTGTAACCAGCGGATGTTGCCGCTTCACTTAATGTTATTTCTGAAGTATTTGTAGCTTGGCTGAAAGAAAATCCATCCAGTACAGGTATCTCGTAAAGAGCTGTCTGTCCTGTTGTGCCATCTTCTGACCATTCCATAAATACTTTGGTATCTCTACTAAAGAAAAATGCCATTTT